CAATGGTGCAGCAGGTGTTGCTTATTTTGATTCAATTAACAGAGCAACAAGTGCTGGCAATCCATGGAAACGAAGTAAGAAATTTTTCATGAATCCAGGACAACCCAGTGATCAAGCTCCTAATCCTGTTAAGTACAATCAAGAAATTATGGATCGTATTCATATTATTGAAGAAACTCTGAAGAAAGGGTATAGATCGCATCCCATTTTTTGTGCTCATCTTAAGGATGAACCCGTAACTCATGCGAAGGCTGAAGTTGGGAAAACGCGAGTTTTCACAGGTGCTCCATGTGATTTTTCACATGTTGTGCGCAAGTATTATTTACCACTTGTAAGACTTTTGCAAAACAATAAATATGCCTTTGAAGCTGCTCCTGGAACAGTAGCCCAAAGTGTTGAATGGGGTGATATTCATCGCTATTTGACCGTGTTTGGTGAAGATCGGATTGTAGCAGGTGATTTTGCAGGTTATGACACGAAAATGTATTCCTCCCTTATGTTGGCTGCTTTTGACATTCTAATTGAATTGGCAAAAGAAGGCGAATATGATGAGGAAGATGTCAATGTCATGAAAGGCATAGCTGCTGATACAAGTTTTCCATTAATTGATTTCTTTGGAGACTTACTGCAGTTAGATGGAACAAATCCATCTGGACATCCCTTGACTGTGATTATTAACAGTTTGGTCAATAGTTTGTACATGAGGTACATGTATGTGTATCTCAATCCTGAAAAAGAAGTTTCTTCGTTTAGGAAAAATGTGAAACTTATGACTTATGGTGATGATAATATCATGGGAATTTCCCCGGAAATTTCTTGGTACAATCATACCACCATTTCTCAAGCTTTTGCCAAACATGGAATAGAATATACCATGGCTGATAAATTGGCTGAGAGTGTCCCTTTGAGTAATATTGCTGAGTCAAATTTTCTCAAAAGGAATTGGCGTTATGAACCTGATGTGGGTGACTATCTTTGTCCCCTAGAACTGGCTTCAATCGCTAAATCATTAACTGTTTGGAATTATTCTAAAACAGTGAGTGAACCAGAACAAGGTGTTGATATCATATCATCAGCCGTGCGTGAATATTTCTTTCATGGAAGAGAATTATTTGAAGAAAAGTCTCTTATGTTGAAGAAAGTTGTTTCCGAGTTGAAATGGGATCTCTACGTGAAGCCCTCCACATTTCCTTCTTGGGAAGAACTTTGTAAACAATGGTTAGAAAGTTCTCGCAAAATTAAAGGCCAGTGATGGTCTTAATGGAAACCAAAATCTAAGTAAACATATAGTTACCTAATTATTAATAATTTTAAATCTAATGACTTGTCTTAGTAATTAATGGATATGTTTATTAAACGTCACCAGAGCGATCCTCAAAGTCCCTATTTAGGGAAGGGTTTAGGTTACACCCAACCCCAGTCCTTAGTATTGAAATGATTATGGGTTAATTCATTTCTCTTATATACCACCCGCTAGTACTGATAATATACAAGGAGATGTGGCAACTCCTGAACAACCACATGATGTTATTACGACGCAGTCTGAAACTGTTCAGCAACAAATTATGAATTTTAATGACTCATCACCTCAAGAAGAGTTGACTTTTGATTACATTCAAGATCCAACTTTTGACGATGGTAATGCAAATGATCATTCTCTTGCTGAATATTTTTCGCGTCCTGTCCGTATTGCTAATATTACATGGGCTGAAGGTGCGTCCTTATCGACAGGACTTTCACCATGGTTATTGTATTTTAATAATACTTATGTAAGGAAGAAGATTGATAATTATGGACTTTTGAGATGTAATCTCAAAGTTAAATTGATGATCAATTCTTCTCCTTTTTATTATTCTCTTGGTATGATGAGTTACCATCCACTCCCTATTTTGTCCGGTCATAATTTACCGGGTGGAGCGGGTACAGTCACAAGACTTGTGACACATTCTCAGCGTCCTAAGATTTTCTTTTCACCCCAAGATTCGCAGGGTGGAACTATGACACTTCCTTTTTTCCATTTTAAGAATTGGCTTCGTGTACGTGTAGCTGATGATTTTTCAGAGATGGGTACCTTAAATCTTGATTCTTTTACAGAATTGAGAAATTCAAATGGTGTAGTGGGAGGAAATGTTTCCATTCAAGTGTATGCTTGGG